GGTCTTGCTCAGAGTTCATAGTGTCGATATTTCCAGCACTATTCTCTAAATTCTTAAAATCTTCTATTAAATCTCGCCATCCCTCAGTTTCCATCATGGAAAGCCTATCTTCTAGGAACTGTATATCTTCTTTTGACATTTATTTTTATTGAACTGTATTTATTACCGCTTTAGTTCCAGCCTCTCTGGCTTTTGCTAGATTTAAAATTGTTTCTGACTTCAGATGTTCTACTTCTGGAATATTCCTTGCAGTTTCTGATCGCATATTCTCGATGTCTGCAATGGTTTTCTCTACCGATGCCGCATCTTTCTGAAGTTTAAGTATCTTTTCTTGTATTTGTAATTCATTAGGTTGATCACTCATAGCCTCAGCCTGCCATTTGATTGCTTTAGCTTCTTCTTCCTTGGCTTCAGCAAGAGTTTTCTGTACATTTGCTTGAAGTTGTTGCATTTCAAGTTGTATACCCATTTGTTGCATCTCTTCTTGTTGTGGGTTTGGCTGATTGCCCTGCATTAGAGCATTAACAATCTGATCTCTGTTATGGATGCTTGAATTCTGGAATAATGCCAATAGAATAACATCGAAAGCAGGTGAATCCTGTGGTATGGTTTGTAGCATCTGTACCATTTGAGTCATTTCCAACTCTTTTGCCATGATTCCCATAGTCGAGTAAGGTATAAACTTGTAGTCTGACACAGGATATCTATCTACATCGAACTGTATCTTCCTCCACATAGCCTTATTAATAAGTGGAATGAGGAATGTATTCTGGAAATTCATTAATGTTCGTTTTTGTCGCTTAATTGCAGCACTTTGTAGCATCGACATACCACTAGCAGTTTCATTTCCTGCTTGGCCTTGGTCATTACTACCAGTACCCATCTGAATCATATTCTGAAGAGATGCGACCTGGTTGAATGTAGTTTGATCTGTTGTACCCATGTCTAAAGGCATGATTGCCTCTCTTGGAGAACCATTGGTCAGGACAGTTTTACCAGCTCGCACCTCGAACTTTACGCCCCTTGGCAATCTAGTGGCATCTGCAGCCATCATAGGTGTTGTTGTGAGTGCCAAAGAGTCAATTCTTGCTCTCATTTCAGCATCAAGGGCCTTTTGGGGGTTGTATCCTTTCTCACACACACCCCGACCCCAGAATTTATTGGGTACTATGTCATGTTGATAGGAAATAAAAGGTCTATCCCTCATCATAAAGGCATTTTCCTCTACTCTGAGGATATATTCGTCATTACACATGGTAACAACCGCCTCTACTAGTTCATCTTTCTTCTTATACTCGAAATCATCCTTATCAGCATTCTTTTTAAGGAATCTTTTGGGTACTTTACCCCAATATTCGCATATTTTGACCGAATCGGACTCATCCGCCTGTTTAATTTCGGGATCATAGCCGAATTTAACAGTATCATAGTCACCATCAAGGGGTACATCTCTATAAATGCCACTCTGGATGCCCTCTACCACATGGTATCTAGGTTTAATTACTTCGTGAGCAACCCCCAGAGCATCATTGATTGAGTTCGCTGATGGGTCAATCAAGAATTCTTTGGGGGAAATCGGCTCAACATGAACATCTATTGATGGATATTCGACTATTGTGCGTGTAGTAGCCATTGTGCCGTCAATTGGTGTTTCTGAGGGTGCTCTTTCTATGCTTTGTTTGACAACAATCTTGCCAACTCCTGTTCCATAGATCGCACCATTGAGAAAAACCTCACAAATGGCATCTTTTACGCCAGTTTTCTCTAGGTCTTCTTGTAATAAGTTACGCACATATTCAACATCGCTTGGGTCTTCATCAAGCATATCATCCTTAATATCGAACCATTTTCCTCGCCCAAATGTTGCTTCTTCTAGCTCTGCAACGCTTGATTCTACCGCTTGTTGTAGGGCAGGAGCAATAAGCCTGGATCTTTCGGTTTGTCTAGTTTTATCTTCAGCAGACCAGATACCACGCCAAAGACGATAGTATTCATCCCACATCGGGATATAGTTTATATTTCTATGTGTTCTCCAGCTTTCAAGTCTATAAGATAGCCAACTTGCTAAAGCCTGGTATTGATTTTCTTTATCCATTAATAGTCAGGGTTCATAGTTTTCTCCAAATTCCGTGCGAGTATAACAGATTATTCACTTAGATGCAAGTGATAATCATTCTCATTTAGTGATATGAGGTATTAATTTGCTCTACTTCAACCGCCCCATCACGCAACATCTTACAAATACTTAAATCAACTGCCTCTCCAAACTCCTTGTTTGGTAGTTGATCTTCTGATGTTAAATCAGTTATAATTTGACACGCTAGCACATAACGATGCATTAGTGTGTCTTGATCATTACTAAAAGCGATAAGGTCTTCCATTTCCTCTAAATCTAAATCTTCATTTAGATATTTATTAATATCCAGCGACATTGTCTAGGGGCCTCCATTCGTCTGATAATTCTATTGAGTGGGCGAAGTCCGCCACCGAAACCTGGTCTATGTAGGCTAAACTATCTAACAAATCGTCATGTGCCAAGTGGTTCGGGAAATCTAGCAATTGTGACTTAAAATCCCTCCAATCCTTATCTGGGTTAAACGAGATTTGCCCATGCTCCATTCTTCCTTGCAGCGACCAAGTAATTCTCTCTGTTTTCTTCTTGCCACCATGGCGTAACTCAATAATGGTTACCCATCGACCCTCAGTACGCATTTCATCTTCCAAATAGGGTAAGATTGCGTTTCTCAGAGAGCCAGTTTCAATTCCTACTGTAGCAGATTCAACTTTAATCGCTGAATGAAGAATCTTTTTAGCAGTTTCCTTGACATTCCACCTGCCGTGGAGGATATCCTTCACCCACCACTTATCTCTATCTATCTTCACGATCGCAATAGCTGTTTCATCCAACCTGGATCGTTTTAAATTCCGTTCTTTCTCTATCGCCTCAAATCCAGCAGGGTCGATAGCAATAACATAACTTCCCTCTTCTGGTTCTTCATCTACCTTAAACCATTCTTCCTTGAATATACCACCAGAAAAGGATTCAAATGATGCATCGAATTCTTGTCTGAACGACATAGAGGACATTGTTTTACTTGCAGCCTTTATCTCTTTTTCTGGGATAAAGGGATTATCTATCGAGGTGAATTGAAAGGCTTCCCAATCATCATCTTCAAAGGCATCGTTATACAGGTCAAAGAAGTGATTCTTGCCTGCGGGCGTGCCAATAAAAAGTGCACCACCTTGCACATCTGAAAGCGTGGGCCTTATAATCTGTTCCCATACCTGGGGTTTCATGTTCGCATACTCATCTAACACGCAAAATGCCAAGCCAACGCCGCGAAGTGTATCTGGCCGATCACTTCCCTTGAGATATATCTTCCTGCCGTTAATAAGAGTTAATACAGCAGTATTCTCGTGGGCAGCAACAATCAAATCCTTACCCAAGTCCTTTAACATCCCCCACATAATGTCTTTAGCTTGCTGAAATGTCGGGCCAACATAGAAAACATCCTTACTTTCAGACTGAATAGCGTTAATCAATAATAACCACGCAGATAGATAAGACTTTCCAAACCTTCTGCCAGCAGCAACAATCTTAAACCTTTTCTCGGAATTGAATATCTGCAACTGAGCAGGATGTAGATCAATGTTTAATTCAGCCATCTGCAGCTACATTAACAATTACTTCATCCTCATTCTTTTGTTTTGGATTCACAAGCTTCTCTTTCGGGGTCTTGTTGATTTGTTCTTCAATTGATTCTATAGAGGATACATTAATAATCACCTGGGCATCGTTTCTATTCTTATGAGGATCAACCGCCTTCTGTACAGGTAATATCCGATCAATACACATCTTCAGACAATGAACATCGCCCTCCATAGCTTTGTCGATAACCTTTTGTACAACCTCTGGGCCTTTAGCAGACATTATCTCTCTAGAGAGTGCAGTAAACTTATTAACAGAACCCTTCTCTCTACCTTTAGGATTCAAAGCAGGCATTCCTTTATAGAAGTTGGGATTACCCCGCTTCTTTGGTTTTTCTTCCATTTTTAATCCCCGAAAGGTGACATAGGTGGACTAGGTGGTAGTCTTTCTGCTTTTTCCTTAGTCTTTCCAATAACCACACCACTTTCTACTTTTTCAAAACTAGAACCTAGTTCTTTTTTATATACATTCTCCATTACCCCTTCTGGTGTATCATCATCACCGAATAATCTTATATATTCAGAATCTTCATATAATTTAATTGTATCTAGCTTACTCATATATCCTCTTAAATGCGAATGATTCTTATTAGCGTATTATAACACATTAATAGATTGAATTTCATTTTTTTTTGAAATTGCGTTTTTTGTGTCTGGGAGGTAGAACACTATAAAAAATAAAAAGTTAGTGGGGATGGCCCCTCTTTTGATCCAGGATCACAAAATGTTCTTACTAGGAAAATACACATATACATGATATTATATATATATTTAATAGGATCATCTATATAAATAGATATATATGATTAATAATAAATACTTGATTAAAATACTAGGTTATTACTAGCAGCATGATATTAAGATCTAAAAAAATAGAATAAATAATGCCAGATTTTAATAATTATTATTGAATTATTGTTAAATGAAATATAAAAATAAAAATGTAGGATGATGAATCCTTTATCTTTTTTTAATATCCTTTATCTTTTTTAATATCTTTATTACTATTTGATACTTTATTAATCACCATGTTGATGATAACTAATTCTTTATAGTATTGATTATCTGCAAGGGTAATTATTAAATGCTTTAAATTTTAGATTTTAGAGTACTTTTATTAAATAGATACTCTTTACTATAGATATAAAAAAAAGCACCTTTAAAAGTGCTTTTTGTGTTGTTGGAAAATACAACCGATTGTAATGTATTTTGCTACTAGATGCAATACTTTACAGATAAAAAAAATCCCCAGATTAATGGGGATTAATTTTGTTATTAAAAAGTATTAATTTATCTTATATATGGTCGTAAAAAACCTATTTCAGTTTTATCAACTGGATTTGTGTATATGCCAGTTCGACCTTGTAAGCATCTATTACCTTTATAGTGTTTTAGTTGATATACAGTTGACACAAAACAAAGTAAGTCATTGTACAAGCCTGTAGGGATTTTAGTATTAAAAATGATCTTGACATTATCTCCCCTGGCGTGATTACCTTTATATGCTATCTTGACACTATCAAAATATAAACATTTGTTTTTAACATTAAAATGTTTTGATTTATACTTGCCATTGTTTAAAAAAGTTTTTATGATTTTTATGTGTTGTTTTTTCATTTTGTTATACCTCTTTTAAAATTTTATTTAGTTTGTTTATTATTGGTTTTAAAGTGTAATTGCTTTGTATAAATATTCCATTGTAATCAAGAAAATATTTCATTCTTTTATTAAATGTATAGTTTCCATAATGAATATATATCGAATTTTTATTATTTGGAATTAAAACCATGTCACCATTATTTTTTAATTTGCTTTTAATCTCTTTTAGTATTACCATTTTTATTACCTCTTTTATAGTTGTCAATATTGACATTGTTAAAAATACCATAAAACTATATAAAAAGCAAATAAAAAAAAATCCCCAGATTAATGGGGATTTAATTGATCAACTACTATTGATTATTTAAAAAGATAAAAATAACAAAACAAAGTAATTAAAACACTTAGAGATAAAAAACTAAAAATTAAAAAAATTGCTATTATTAAATTGATAAAATTTTCCATGATATTATTTTCCCTGTTTAATGATAAAAGAATTTTTACCAATTGTTACATTGTTACCTTTAGACTTTTTATATTTTAAACCAATAATTTTAGGTAATCTATTATCAGGTTTAACAATACATCCTCTAATACTATTAATACGATTACTCATTAATGTTTTTAAATCTACTATATTTTTTCTATGATTATCGTATAGTCTATCGTCTAAAAATCGTAAGTCTGATTCATCGCCATTAATAACACTACATCCTTTATAAAATAATGGTAGATTTTTCTCAAAAACTACACTAACATTGAAACCATTTTTTAACACGCTTGATACTTGTTTTTGATTGTCTTCTTTACTGCTAAAAGTTAAATGATAGTTTTTAGGTAATTTATTATTCATATATTTTGACATTCTTTTATATTCCGATGTGTAATCATAAAATTGCAAGTCTGGAAAATTATCGAATATATTTAATCCATTTTTATATTTGAATATTTCAAAACTAATGTCGCTTGTACCATTTAATCTAACACAAGGATTGACATTATTTTTTATAGACCTTTTTATAAATAATTCTATTTCATGCTTTAATTGATGCATGAATTTTTTTCTATCTAAAAAATAATGTTGAGTTTTTTTAATTCTGGCGTTTTGTGTGTTTTTCATTCTACCTCTACCAGACCAAAACAAACAATCCTCTATACATTGATTACTAGCAGACGGACAAACATTAAAACCAGATTGTTTAGCACTTGCTAAATATAAAATGGCAGTTGAATAATGATATTTGTTACCTTTGATAGTTTTGGAATCACTACCAATTGATAAAAGTTTTTGAGTTTTATTTTTCATTTTTTGCCTCTTTGTTTTTTATATATTCTTTTTTAACATTTTCTAATATTTTGGAATTATCGACAATATTATTAATGTCGTTTATCTCTTCTCTTATATAGTCAAAGATTCTAGACCAGATGTACGGGTCAACACATCTTGTCTGGTTTAGTTTCCTTTCAACAAACTGATGTAAAAAAGTTAATAAAAATATTTTTTC